TCATAGTCTTGCTGTATTACGTTTCACTTCGGCGATGTCAGCCTTAATATCTTTCAAGTATTTGGCTGAGTCTTCAGTATTCTCTCTGATTTGCTGTAACTCCAAATAGGAATTGGCCAGGATGGTACGTGTCTCGTCGGCGATGTTGTATAGGCCGGTCACTTGTGATGTCAAGGCACTGATGGAGCCTCGCAGTTCGGTAATGGCTACTGTCTGTTGCTGCTCTGCTGTCTCTATCCTAAGATTGGACTCATACACGGCAGTGAACCGACCGCTCAGTTCTCCGGCATCCTCGTGCGTCATTTCCGTACCGAATCCGCGGCTGGAGGCCGACTGCTGGGAACTGCTGCCAGCCTTGTCGTATCCGGTAGCTGCGGCAAGTTCATCCCGTAGTTTCAATGCTTCATTCACGTACCCCATATATTCGTTTTGGAGTGAATTACGTTCACTCTCACTCAGGTTTCCGTCCTTCATACTTTCACCGAATCTGTTCCACCAGTCTTCCAGCTTCTGGCTGTACATGTTACCGATTTTATCTGAAAGCATGGCACGCATAAAGTATTCGGATAGGTTATCCGCAAAATCTTCCGCCGAGGCATCCATATCCATGAGAGTATCTATGAAACTGTCATACATGGAATCAAAACTTATTCCGGTAAGCTGTTCGAAAAGCCCTTCTTTCAGTTCTTCGAGGTTTCCGGCCAGATCTGCATATTCACCTAGTGCTTCAACGACACCATTCCCATAGCCTCCTTTCCCTGAATCGGCCATTTTCTGCCACAAATCCACATTCTGACGTAATAAATCCATCTGCTCCGGAGACATCTGCCACAAGGAATCTGTACCTGTGAACTCTGCCATGACATTTTCCCGAATCCATTGTATGTCACTTTCCGACCAGCCCATGTAATAGGCCCAGCTATGATGTTTACTGTGATAGCCAGCATTGGCCTGCGCTTTTGAAAGGACATTCTTGTTGTATTCCTCCTGATACTTGATGGCTTTATTGTACTCTGCTACGGATTTCTCGCTTCCCTTGCTGGATTTCATTTCTTCTGTAAGGGATTCGATGGCAGACTGCAACTTTTCGTTTCTGTCCGTGAGTCTGTTGATGGTATCCTGCACCTCTTTTTCGTTTCCTCCAATACCGAAGAGTTTGCTGAATCCTCCGAAAGTCAGGGTATCCCATATTCCACCTACAGACTTAAAGACACTACTGAATATGTTACCTATGAAACCATCCAACCCCTGTGTCCCGATGGCATCTAAAAGAGAAAATGCAGCTCCAATTATACCTCCAAGTTTCTCGCTCTCTTCTGCAAATATGTCTACTATATTTCCGGCCAAATCACCGACCTGAGAGAGGGAAATTTCAGAGTTTGAACCAAGCTGGGTAATGACGTTCGACAATGTGACAAGGTTGCTTGTCGTTTTATCTGTCGACTTTTGTACATTGACCTGAGCGTTCTGCTGTCTTTTCTGGGCATCATTCAGTTTCTTCGTGGCAGCTTCCTTCTGTTCATCTGTTCCGCTTCTCATGGCTTCGTTGTATTCCTCCTGAGCTTGTGACAGCTCTTCCTGTGCCTTGGCCAATTCGCTTAACTGTTCGGGTAGGTCGGCCAGCAATCCTCCTTTATCGATAAGAGTTGACTGGATGTTGCTCAACGCCTCGTCAACGACCTTCTTCTGGTCAACGGCCATGTTCTTGTATTCATCTGAGTTCTTGAACTCCCTAAGCTGCTGCTTTACCTTGTTCAAGGATTCTTTGGATACCTTGTCCAAGTCACCGAAGATAAGTTCCCAGTTGATTCCCTGTTTCAGCTTCTCAAGATCAAGAGAGGAGAGGGCTTTATCCATTTCTTTCTGGAGTATGTCCTTGTCTCCCTGAGTAGTGGCTTCCGAGATTTTACGGGTGTACTCAGCTATGATTGCATCACGTTTCTGCATAAATGTACCGTAGCTTTTCAGGTAACGTTCGTTGGCCTCGATTGCAGCTTGATTTTCAGTTTCTGTAATTTCGGCCAGACCTTTTTCACGCGACGTCATGGCATTAGACGCACGACTTCCTAATACTTCCCGCTGTTCAGACGTAAGCTTTCCTCCTTGCGCATCTTCCCATTTTTTGCGCTGTTTCCTAATTTCATCGATTTCTCGCTGGTAATCCAGCTCAATCTGTCTGCGCTTCTTTTCAGAACCTTCTTCCATCAGGTTGATTTCTTCCTGCTGATTGGTCCTGCGAAGCTGAAGGAGTTCTTCTGCAACCTGTTGCTGCTCTTTCTTTTGTCGCTCGGCATCTTTCTTCGCATCATTCTCTTGTTTGGCCAGAGTGTCTCCTGTTATACCACCGAGCGATTTATATGATTTTTCTGCCGCTTCCAACTCTTCTACAGCTTTCTTATAGGCTGACTCAGTACCTTTTTTAGCATCCTCTACAGCCTTTAATTTTGCTTCGTAAACAGCTTTTGCTTCTTTATATGCTTGCTGATACGACTTTTCCGATGCTTCCCTTTGCGATTCCAGGCCAAATATGGTGCCGTCAATCCCTTTTAGCGCTGCTTGCGCATTATTGAACCGTATTTGAACGTCAATAGGAATTGTTGCAAAAGGAAAATTCTTAATTTTTTCTTGCTCTTCCTGCAATATTTGTCTTGCTATATTGTATTCGCGTATAATCTGCTCACGATTACTTCTTGCTTCCATTAGCTTGACTTCTACAGGTTTCGAGTTTTCCTCTGTTTCCTTTTTCAGTCGATTATATTCGCTCAGGGCTGATTTCCACTTGTTAAGATTTGCTTTTGCTGATTCTATTTGTGAAGCAATTAATGGGGCACCTTGCCCGGCATTTTTTAAAGAAGCATTTAATGATTTTATTTTCTCCTCCCATTGTTGTATATTCTTTAGTATGTTTTCATAACTGTTCTTGTCTCGTTCCTTATTCAGTTCTTTATTTGCTTCTGCAAGATTGAGTACAGCCAGTTGTTCACGGGTATAAGCAGAAGAAAGTGCAGGAGAATACCTTTGCAGTTCCTCATAGGCCTTTATCTTTGAAAACTCTGTTTCTGTCTCATCTTGGATAACGCGTATCAGCTCTTCTATCTTTTTCTTGCGTTCCTCTTCCTGATTCGCAAAATTCTTTTGTTCTTCATTGAATTTTTGCTGTGCCTTTTCCGATGCGGTTGTGCTGTCATGAAAGGCCCACATAGTAGCAACAAGCCCGGCAAGAACCGTAGCTACCAGTACATACGGGTTAGCTTTCATAACCGTATTCAAAGCCTTTTGGGCTATCGTTTGAGCTTTAGTAACCAGTATTGCAAGTTCCATTCTGGCCGTTAATGTATCCTGAGCTATTCGCACTACAATAAGAGCGGTTTTATATGTCCCGTATGTAGCAATCAGTCCTATCAAAATCTTACCAACAGTTTCATAGTTCTCAATAAGACCTTTCAATCCTGAAATACCTGCAGAAGCAATTCCCTGAGTATCTTTTCCAATCTCATTCAACATTGTATCCCAGGCATCTCCAAGGTTACTCAACTGACCTGTAAGAGACTTAGACTGTTCTTGCATCAGGTTATAATAGATTCCTGATTCACTAGTCATATTTTTGAAGGCCTGTTCTACTTCTTTAAATCCTACCTTGCCTTCCTTTACTAAACCGGAAACTTCATCTTTTGTCACACCAAGCACTTTTGCCAGTTCCTCGTAGATGGGAATACCACGTCCTGCAAACTGACGAATATCGACAGCATAGGCCCTCCCTTGTGTCCTTAATGTGCCATAGAGATAGGCTATTTCACTAAGCTGGGAGCCAACACCGGCGGCTACATTCCCCAACATTACAAGCTCATCACCCACATTCTCGGCTGACGAGCCATAAGCAATCATTTGCTTGGCAGATGATGCCACCCCTTGAAGGTCAAAGGGCGTCTTTGCGGCAATATCCACCAGTTCCGACATCAGTTTATCTGCTTTTTCCTTACTTTTCAGCATGGTTGAAAAAGCAATTTCAAGCTGCTGGAATTGTCCTCGTACATTGACAAGTTCTGTGGCAAAGTTTTTCAAGGCAGTTACTCCACCTATTACACCAAGTACTTTGGTTAAGGAAACGGACATCTTTTCATTTGCTTCGACCGTTTCGCCGGCTTCTTCCTTAAAAGCTGCATATTCATCCTTCAGTCTCTTTACTGAAAGACGGGCTTCTGCCTGCTGTTGAGTAAGTCCAAACAAAATATCTTTCTGCTCCCTTAACTTATCGGTTTGAGCTTTTATCTGCTCCGACATACCGCTGGTATTACCACCCGACTTTACAGTTTCTCGGTATTTCTCTTTCAATAAAGTAAGCTCATTTTGTAATTGCCTAATGACACCCCTTTGTGAAGTAATATTTGCAGAGAGGTTGTTTACTGTTTGTGAAGCGCTGTAAATTCCATTTTTGAAATCACGCTCCATTGTAGCTCCAACTTTAGCCGCCTCGGTTACCAGCCCCATCATTTGTTGGCGAGCAGATGCCAATTGGGTTTCCAAAGCCCTTGCCGCTGCCGGAGATTTGTTCACGTCCATCTTTTTGAGTTGGGCTTCCAGCTTTTCACATTCTTGTCTTAGCTTTACGACCTGTTCCCAGTCACTTGATACACGGAATACGAGTGTTGCCATAAATAAAAATCTAAATATTAATGCTTAAAATTATGATATAAGCAAATAGTATTCAGACTTTTTGAAATCAAAAACGAAACAACTTGGCAATTGTCGTGTAATTTAACTTCTATTTTTGAATAATTAGACTCCATCTCGGAATAGAACAAAAAAGGCGCACCATTATGATGCGCCCGATTGTCAATTTGTTCTTTAATTTATATCAGAGCCTCACGGCTGGAATATCAAAACTTGACATTTGCCATTCTTTTAAGTATCTCATTGTATTTTGATTGTATGATAGCTCTTTGCTTTTCTGATGCTGTAATTATCTTTCCTTTATACTTTCGCATTACAGATTCATTTATACCTATTTCCTTTGCAAACTTACTTGCATTAATAAAAGGGAACGCTTCAAAAAATCCACTTAAGTCATACACATACTCCACAGAATAGCCAGCTTTATACCAACTTGGAAATTCACCATGTTTTTCTTTGTAATATTCTGCCTGTTCCTCTAAAACAGAAACAAAGTCCTCTTTCGCTTCTTGTTCTGTAAGCCCAAAGCCATACGCACCGTTTACATCTTCAGAATAGATAGAAATTCCTCCATCATCTGCTTTTTCAATAATAGCCTGAATCTTCTTCATAATCGTGTATTTTAAGTTTTGTCAATTAAATGCACCCACCGAAGTGGGTGCTGTTCTTTTACTTCTTTAACCCCGCCTTTTTCATCATGCTGTCAAGAGTACCTTTAGGTATCTCTTTGGCTGGATGTCTGCCTACAGGGATAAAGTAGTCAAAGTCGGGATGAACATACTTGTGATGTTTCTTTCCCTTTTCGATTGTCCAGCCTGCTGACTCAATCAATTTGTAAAACTCTGAAAACTTCATAAATCAAAGAACTTTTAATTGACAATGCAAAGGTAACATTTTCGTTACTATTAAGCAAGCTTTGTAACGTAAAAAAGTAACGTTTCTGTTGCTTTTTAACATTCTAATAGAGCCATATCTATTTCTTGTTTCTTCTTCTGCGTGAAGCCATATCCTTGCCTTTCACCTTCGTGACTTTTGTCCCGGTTACAGTATGAAGCTTGTCACGCTGCATTAATACTAAATTCCTGTATGGTATCTCATAGACCACTTCCCGGTATGACAGATGCAGATTTTCCATGAACGATGCAATCTGTCCCAAGAGAGTATCATTTCCTACGACCTCGGTTTCGCTGCCAGCAGACTTACGTTCCTCGCCAAGCTGACAGCTTTGAGAAAAACCTTTGAGTCAATCATAGAGAGTGCTTCATCTAAAGCATTTACGTTTTCTTCGTATGTTCCTTTGGCTAACTCTTCACTCAAGTTTTCGTCACCAGCTATCAGCCAGGAAAGAGCCCTGCTGTAGGCCTCACTTTCTCCCAGGGAGAGAAGAACTTCTTTCAAATTGTCTGCTTCTTGTACGCCTGACAAATGGGAGATTGCTCCGGCCAGTTTGTTGATAGTAGGAGGGTAGACCGTGTAGGCTTTCCCAGCGACAAACACCGTTCTGAAATCACTTCCGATAATGGATTCAGTTACTATTTTTGCTCCTTGATTCATTCTGATAAAAGATAAAAATTAAGGGGTGAAGCCATAAAGCCCACCCCTGTTATGGAATTCAATCTCTACCTATTGGATAGGCATTAAGCACCTGCTGTTACTTCAGATGAGTCAAACCAGTATTCCGGTGCAACTTCTGCATTTTGTGGTTCCAGTTCCACCGCACTTACAGGAATACCGACAGCCTTGTCTGTTGTGGCTTCACGTGCACCGATGTCAGCACGGGGAATCACACAATACTGGTCATCGTCAGTCAAAGCGACAAGTAACTTCTCAATGTTTACCTTGCCTCTTGCTCGTTTCCAACCCTTATCAGTGTTAATAATATCACCACCCATAAGGTCTTTCTTAGTAGGATAGTCGTATTCTCCAATAGTGAAGTTTACAGTAACATCACCCATTTCCTTATCACTTCGATAAGTCTGATTCGTGAGCTGGTTCTTGTAATTTGTACGACTTGCTTCTGCTTCTTCAATCGTCCATGTATCCTGATGGATATTCTTGATTTCTTTCAATGCTTCACCCTGTAAAAGAGTATGCAAGGCTTGTCCTGTCAAATCTGCGGTAATCTCGCTTGTTTCGCCATACCAAAGCTTCTTGATATTCGCGGCTGTGACTTTCTTTGCTTCTGCCATATTATTTCACATTTAAAACTTCAAACAAAATTCTTACATTCACATAGTGACACTTTAAAGCAGTGTCCTCCTCCGTTCCAATTGATTCGATAGAATAATGATAGGTTGTACCGTCATAGCGACCGGTAACACCGTCAAACAATCCCTGTGCCTGCTTCTCCAGTTCGTTCAGCCGGATGGTATTGGCTTCGCCTTCCTTCAAATCGGGAACACAAATGTTCACCTCGACGAAAGATTTCTTCCAGTATGTGCCCGGCTGTTGCTTCTTGGCGTGAATGACAATCCTTTCGGACTTTATCGCCCCTGTCAGCTTCTTGCCATGGGGAACGATATCAATCCCGAAAGACTTGCAGTCACGGTAGAGAATGTTCGCTATGTCAGTAGTTACTATCATACAATAAGATATTGAATATTATTATCATACTGAAGGAATACATGAAAAACCAGTTCTCTAAGTTGAACAGTACCTGCAAATCTTTTGTCTGACAAATCTTTATCAGATATATTTTGTCCTGTTGCATACATAAAAATATCCACTAAACACAATTCTTTTTGACATTCATCTACTACTGCCCACAAGCAAATTGCATTCCGTTGTGCTTGAATAGATAATATTCTTGCTCCGATAGGCAGACATAATTTTGAGTGGTCTGCGACCATCAGTTCATACTTGAATATTCGTTTCATTTGATTTCCTCCTTTAATCGTCTCTCAGCAAATAAGGCTGCACCAGTTGAAACTTCGTAACCTTTGGATTCCACGTGTGAGGCATACTCAGCATCGTTTCTTATCACCAGTCCATCATCCTCAACTGAATACTTGTTTGACTTACGGAGCGTTCCGGTCCGGTTCTGATAACTACCGTTCTTTATAGCATAATCGACAGCTTCCTTTCCGACCCTCTCTTCTACAGCTTTCACCTCGGCATAACCTTGGTCGAAAAAGCTGTCCACGTCCGAAAAATCAAACTTTACAGCCATATCTCTGAGTAACCAAAATAATTCGTATTCTTCACCATGTAAACCTTGCCAGTTCCCCTGGTATTATCGCCATCCATACATCTGACTTCATCGCCAGCCTTCAGGGAGGTTTTCTTTTCACAGACTATGTGATAGTTCGGTCGGTACACCTCGCCGTTCTCCGAAGTAAACTCCTTGGTGGAGTTATCATCACACCGGCACTTACATACGTCCTGCCAGCTTTCTCCACCGGTTCCGGGAATAGGCCGGCCGAACTCGTCTGTTTCCATTGGAGTAGTAACCTTGATTTGTAATATATGTGGCGCGAATATCATAGGAATCTGACTTTAGGTTTATCTGACAGTGTGTCTTCAAGGCCATACTTCTTGCACAAGAATGAGTAGTATTCCTTCAAGCCTTTGGTGTCCCAGGACATAGAGAAACCGTTCTCGCTGATGGAAGTAGCACGAAGTAGAAGAGAGGGGATAAACTTCGCCATAGACACCGAAACAAGTCCGATGTTTGACGGGCCCATCTCATCCTCTCCGCTTACTTCTGAAGACAAACTTATCTCCAAAAGGTCAGCCTCCGACAAGTTGATGCCGAAGGTCTGAAACTTCTGTGATATGTAGTCGTTTACTGTCATGCGTTCATGGTTGACAAATCAAAGTTCACAATCAGATTCGGGTTCGTAATCTGAGGAATCCACTCTGCAGTGTATTCCAAATAACGACCGTTCTTGTCCTTGTAACCGGAAATAAGCATATCACCGTCTGCCTGGGTGTAGTTACGTCCCGGTACGCCGTCCACTGCTTCGTACGGAGTGTGGAAACGCATATAACCGACCTTATCCTGCGGAAGCAAGGTGATACGGTCGTCTGCATAAATCTGCACGTTCTTCCCGGTCTGGTCTTTCACGTAATCTTCCTTGATTTCAATGGCCGGAAGCCCGATGCCAGTGAATACTTGGGAAGCCAGTTGAGATGTAATCAAACCAGTTGAAAGATACATCTCATTTCCTGTAAGCTGCATCTTGAACTTGTCACCAAACTCAGCCGACCCGATGATATTCTTCACGAAAGTTCCTCGTGACATAATCATCTTCTGGAAATTACCGTAGTCCGCTTTCAGTGCATTAATCTGCTGCTGCAAATAGGTGATGAAGTTCGTCTTCGCACCAGTATCAGGCTTGATGAACTTGAACGGCAATTCAATGTTGAGAAGGTCAACGCCTCCGGCATTGTCGTCCTTGTTCTTAACAGCTGCTTCTCCGGTCATCAGAAGTGAACCTACGATAATATCCATGCGCTTGTGAGCTGCCAAAAGTACCTGGCGGTAATCGTCATAGATGAAATTCACGATTTCCTGCATGGCTGCTACCTGGTCAGCAGGTTTAGCTGTGTTAAACTTGTCAATCAAGTCCTGAAGTTCGGACAGGCGGTCAATGGAAATCTGGTAAGCATCGCCAAGATAAGCGATTTCACCATATCCTGAACCGATATTCCGGCGTTCACGGATAGGCTTCTCGCCGTATCGTGAGTTAATAGAACCGGCCATCACTCCAGTAACCTGACCGATGTAGTCCTTGAATACACGGGTAGTCGTTCTACGGAAATCAAGATACTGCTGCCAGTAGATTGTATCCTTACGAGTCTGAAGGACGCGCTGGATAACGGCGTTTACGATATTGGGGTCATTAAACAGAGTATGAATAGTTAGCATCATGTTTTACCTCCTTTCTTTATTTGCTTGCAATTACACCTGCTGTTCTCAAAGATGCCAGAAGGGCATTCAATTTTGTATGTGCATCTTCCTGCCCAGTAGCATCATCCACTTTAACACCCTGCTTTACACCTCCGAGAGCAGAAGATGTTGCTGCAGACAAAGTGAATTTGTTGGCTTGGGATGCGATACCATCCAATTTAGCTTTGTCTTCTTTACTCATCAAGCCATCTTGACTGGAAGACGCTTTGGCAACTACAGCCTTTCCACTTTGAGTAACGTCAGGAGCGTTGAACTGGAAATGCGGCATGTTGGCCTTGTCAATGTCAGAGAAAGGCATAACCAATTTGGTAGGCTCAATCTCGAATGCTCGCATCAAAAGAGCAACTAATACAATTCCTTCTTCTACTTGTACTCTTCCGTACAAGGCTGAGTTAGCAATGACTTTCGGAGTTGTGCCGCTTACCGCTGTAGCTTCATAGAGTACAATACCAGCTTCCAATGTTTCGCCAAAGTCGGCAGACAGCGTCAACTTATCGAAATCTTTGTTTGATTTGTCAATACTGTTGATGGTAGCCCCATGAGAACCATTACCCAGATGCATACCCACATAAGCCAAAGAGTTTTTCTTGATTTTCAAAGTGGTATTGGAGCCGGTGGTAAACTTTTCATAGACTTCTACACGGATGGCCACCTGAGCGGTTTTCTTTACTAAGTCGGCGGCAATGGGAGTGAAGGATGGAAGAAATGAACCAGCAACAAGGTTGGTCGTATCCAGCTTGTAAGGCCCTCTGCGTCTTACTCCGGTAGAAACATCATAGCGTTCCTCGATGGACGGTTCAGGCTCAATGTTGTACTTAAATCCTGCTGACATAAATTACTTGTTTTGTTGTTCGACAATAGATTTTGTGTCCGCCTCAATCATTTTGGCGAACTCGCTCGCTTCCTTCTCCTGCTTCTGTTCGGCAGTTTCAGGAGCTTTGGAGAACTGAAAACCGTTGTTAGACATATCCTGCTTCATGTCCTTGAAGTAAGTGTCCAAGTCCGTGTTTTCAGGAATATTGCGGTCTTTCAGCATAAATTCGGGAATACCATACTTCTTCGCCACTGCTGAAATCTGAGAATTGCGCTGCGCCTGCGCTTCATTTTCCTCCATTTTGGCAAGCTTGTCGGCAAAAGGCTTGATACTGGCTGCGATGCCGTCAGCAATCATCTTTGCGATGTCTGTCTCCTGCGGATTTGGAGGGTCGTTTGGTTTCGGTGGTTCTGGTTTCGGATTCTCGATTGGTTTCCCGTCTTTCAGTCCATGCTTCTTCTCGTAGTTTGAAACAGCGGAAGTCTGCGCCTGTCCTGCACGGAAATCACCATAGTTTTGCATCACGTCCTGAAATGAGATACCCTCAACGATGGAGGTCACCTTCGTTTCGTCCGTTACACCCTCTGCCTTCTTTGTGGCGATACGGGTGAGTGTGGCAGTGTCCACCCCAGCGAATTTCTGTTGCAGTCCTGCCAAGATTTGTTCAAAGATTGTCATACCGTATGAGTTTGATTAATAATTTCATACGGTAAATTTACTTATAGAGAAAGGGAAGGGGAAATTTTAAGGCTAACGATACGAAACAATTGGGAGAATGTTCGTTTTTAGACAAAAAGAAAGCGTGACTACCTAAGTAATCACGCTAAACTGATTATTTATTAAGTTATCAATTTGTTCCTTATACTTCCACGCGTTAAAATAAATATCGGAATTAGATTTAAAATAAACTGCAATGTGTAATTTATCCACGGACGATTAAAGAATATAGGTAATAGCCCGAACATCCATTGTGTTACCCAAATTAAAATGGACATTCCACTAATCCCTATCACCATCCCTAATATTAAACCCCATTTATTTTCAGGTGGAGCAAATGGAGATATTATAAGCATAAACAAAAATATTATTAACCATATAATCCAAAATAAAGAAGAAGATACTGTATGCAAAATTTGATTTCTTTGGATATTTTTCCTATCGATTTCTTGCATATTATTAGAAATCTTATCTTCTAATGTAGACTGATTATCAAATAATTCAAGAAATTGCTCTACTACTGTTTTCCTATTAATAAAATCATATTTCATTTCATCAAGTAACTTACAAGTTATTGTATCTTGCTTTAATGCTACTTTTGTTTTTTTCAATTTTTAATAAATAATCAAGTTCTTGAGAATTTATGTATAAGTAAGAAAATCCTACAATATTATCAACAAACAATATTGATAATATTATCAGTATAGTGATGGATATTTTTCTTGGGACTGAAATTCTTTTATTTTCAAGGAAATTCCATATTTTAGAAATTAGCTCAGACATAAAATCACAACAAATTTATAGCAGACAGTTCTTCTGTCAGAGCATTAATACCTTTCTGAATCTTCTCCAACTGCTGTTTACGTGGTTTGTGTACTCCAGCCGCATAATGCCACAACTGGCGTTCATTGATTCCGGTTATCCGGCTTAGAGCGGCCTTGGTAAAGATACTGCTATAATAGTTGATGAAGGTAGCAGCATCTATCTTGAACTTCAATGTGAACTCTCCCTGCAAAATTTCCACTGGAGCGATGTTCATCTCCTTGCATGACTCCAGGTATAGTTCAACAGCTTCCTTCATGTTCTTCTCGATTTCCTTCACATCGTTGCCAACCGTTATCACCGGAGCACCTTCAATGTAAGCACTAAGATTATTTCCAGCATGTTCTACAATCACTTCTACGGTTTTCATACTGACCTCCTTTTTATCGTTAAACAAAAGAGGCGGGGGCTATTTTAGCCCCGCTTGCCTCAGAATGTTGTAATAAGTGCCTTTCTCAACGCCTTTCTTGCCGTGGTCGGGGACAATCACTACATGGCTACCATCAGTGTAAACCATGTGACTGCCTTTCTGCCTCACGAACCAAAAGCCATTTTCAGTAAGCAGCGTTACAACGTCTTTAACTGATTTGTAGCTCATAGCGTTTAAGACTTAATTACGATGCAAATATAGTAAAATAACGAATAATTACAAAGGAGTATTCATGTTTTTACTATGATAAAGAAAATAGCGATACCTCGAAAGATACCGCTATTCAAATAGTCAATGTTTTAGATTTATATCATTCTGTTTTGTATTATCCCCGTAAATATTCTGACTGAATTGTTCTATTCTTCAGATTTGCTGCTGGAACTTTTAAGAGAGGAAAGCTGTTTCTGTTTCTCAATGTCGTTCTTCTGTTTCTCAGCCTGCTCTTCCTTGATGGCTTCAATCTCGTCCAGAACTGCATCCACGTTCCCCACAAAGGTGATAGCCCGTTGCTGCGACCAGATTTCACCGTCCTTGGCCTTGATTGCCGTGTCTATCTTGTCTTTGATGTCCTCCAGCTTATACGGCTGCATCTGCACATCCACGTCAATGGTTTCGGAGGCTTCTTCTAGGGTGGAATTCACGGAACCCAACGCAGAGACAAGAAAGTTTACCCGTCGTTGCATGAACTCGCCGACGGTTTCATTCAGGTTCTCCACATTCAGGTGTGTGGACATGAACACATAATCGAAGGTAACACCGGAAACGGCGTTTCCTGTACCCTTCAGGGAGTCGAAAGAGATTCTGGGCGTATTGGTCAGTCCGTATATCTGACTTAACAGCGTCTCCACCTCGAACTTGACAGTATCTGGTACCTGTGACCAGGTAAGATACTGGGCATTTGCTCCCTGGCCGGTCAGCTCGACCACCCGGTTTTTGAACTCACCGGAGAAGTTCTCCACGTTACCAAATAGCATGAGAATAGGGAAGAAGTGGTAGTCGATACAGTCTGCATAGTTTGAAAGAAGTTTCTCCAGTCTTACACGGAGGCTCTTTATCTTTTCACAGTATGCTTCCGGACGGTACATATAAATCACTGGCATCTTCTTGAATCCATGAGCAAATGAGCCTTTGTCGGACCAGCTGCTCGTTAGCTCCCACTGGTAAACCATATCCTTGGTAATGGTCATGAAACAGGTAATCTCTACATCGTTCAGGTCTTTTTTCTTATATTCACGGGATAGGGCTACCAAATCCCCCTGGTCATTGAAGAAAGGGTAGAGTTTGTCGCCACGGAACGGAGACCAGATGGCACTCTTCAGGCGGTACTCAGGCTTAGATTTACCGAAAATTCCTGAAATCTTTCGTTTGAGTTTTGCCCAGAAGCCGTCATCCTTCACCACATACCAGTATTCGGCCACTTCCTGCTCGGCCAGCCATGCCCTGACCACCTTTTTGTTCTGATATTTCAGCTTGTTTTTCTTGAATACCTGCTTTAATGTGGAAAGAAGGTTCTCCTCCGACTGGTCCGGCTGGCAATCAAGGACCGGTTCTGTTCCCACGGTGAAGGCTGTCTGAATATTCACGATGTCCTGCTCGAGAGGAAGCGAAATCCTGTTCGGTTCAACTTCTTTCCTTACTGCCGGCTCAATATATTCTTTCCCGGTTGTCGGGTCTGTAATTCGTTTCTCAGGCTGGGTCGTGATTTTGATTTTCGGGTATTTCTCTTCATCTATCACTATCTCGTGCTTGTTCGGATTCCAGTCGTTGTAAAGAGCGTGAGCGTTTGGTTGCTCAGTCTTTCGTCCTTTCTTCAGATAGTAGATTTTTCTCTCTACTTCCGGCATAGCTAAAATTTCTTCTATAGTCATATCTCAAAGTTTAATGTCCAAATATTCCTGAAACGTCTTTAGGTTTCATAATTCTACCGAGAAGTTCTCCCAGCACATAGTAGCGTGCAGCATCTATGCCATGATTATCGTGGTCTTCCGGCTCGTTGATGTAGTTTCCGTCCTTATCCTTTGCCCAGACATAGTTTCTGAACTCCCTTTGCAGGTTATAAGAACGCTTGGTGATGAATATTTCCATTCCCTGCATCTTGTCAATACCGGCATTGACAGAACCTTGCCCTTTCTCTACCGCGTATATTTTAATCCCTCCGTTATGAATCTCCTGAATGAGTCGCGGGTCTGCACTGTCGGCAATCACTCTCAAATTCCACGGGCGTAGCGTCTTTATAATATCCCCAGATAATAATCCAGTTCTATAATCCACTTCATCCAGATAAAGCGCATTGTCAATGATTCCACACCGGATAGAAGCTGATGGATCATTGGTGTAACCAAAGTCCTGTCCGATAGCCACTTTCTTGCACCACATGGGGAACTCATCCACGATACCCCATTTCTTGAACACGGCACCTTCGGCCACGTCTGCCCATCGGCCGATAACCACATGAGCGTACTTCTCCGGATTCTTCTCTTTCATTTCCTTGACTTCTCTCAGGAACTCAGGAGAAAGGTTCTCTATATTGTCGAAGTAAGTCGTATGGATATGAAGTACATTCGGATGGGTGGAAATTTGCACCTGAACGCCGTCAATCTCCACCAGCCGGTGAGTATTCTCTATGTATTTCTTGTAGATGAAGTGGTTCGAATCACAGGGATTCATGATGATGATAATCCGGTTCTGAATTCCCTTCTTACGGATGGAGAGCATAATCTTGTCAAACTCTTCCTCACTGGTCCATTCCTCTGCTTCATCACAGACAAAGGTGGTGATACCCTGAATAGATTTTAGTTTAGCGGTCTGATTCCCGGAAGAAGTCTTGATACCACGGAACATGATACGACTGCTGGTCATCCGGTTTACAATATCGGTTTTGGTGGTCTTGAAATACTTCGTTGTTCCATCCAAATCTATCTTTTCCATCATCTCTGGAATGATAGACATCCCGGCAGATACCATCGTATAACGGGTGTATAGAATCTGGTGGACTATCTTCTCTGTGGGAGTCATTTCGAATGTCAATCTCTCAATGAAGGTAGAAGCGTTGAAAGACTTCCCTGAGCCACGGCCACCGGTAATGAGAATGATAAATTTCTCGCTATCGGTATATAACGGATGATATATCGCTTGGGGTACAATCATTTCAGTTTGTCTTTAATCCATGAGTCAATAGGAATTCCGTGGTCAATATCCTTTGGAATATCTGCATCTTCGTCTTCTCGATCTCCAAAACCTTCTTTTCTTCCTAATGTGGAAAGTAAATAGCGAATCATATACCCATCTGGACGTTCACGCCATCCGATAAAGTTCCCATTTTCATCTTTCTCAGGGATACCAAGCGCAAGTACACGTGCAGATACAAGGCATTCATCTACCAGAGAACCTCTTTCGTCGGTGATAGCATCTTTGAACTGGCTGTCTGCTCTGGCCCAATCATACACGGTTTTTCGGGTTACATTGAATACAGCAGCAACTTTAGAGAGATTTCCACCTGTTTTATGAAGGACCTCTCTGAATTTCGATATGTCTGGCTTCTTTCCCATGCGCGCGTATCTGTTTATTTTGATTACTCAATCAATTTCAAAACCTCTTCTCCTTTGGCAAATTTTTCATCCGTACTGATACCCAACAAATCACAAAAATCTGATTTTGTCTCAAAAGAAGAAAATGAAAGTATTATATAAGCATCTTCATCCTGCCTGTGCTGAAATGCAGATTCTTTTACTTGTTGCTTTACCGCTTTCATGTGTTCTTTCTTCTCTTCATATGGCAGTGCAGCATCTTCAGGAATAGGATTTTTTATACCATCGAAGTCTGTTGGCAATAACAAGTCATCTAATGACTCTGATAAGGAATTGGCATCAACTTCACTTATCGCAAGTATATCATTCAACTCATCAGGACTCAACCCGACTTCGGAATAGTCTATATCAGGCAAATAACTCGCGAGCAAATCTAAATCAGGCTTGGTGTTTCCTACTGCCATATAAGTAAGCTGTTCCTTTTCTTTTTTTTCGTCAAGGTTCACGACCTCCACTTTTACCTTATAGTCTGTATCAGAAGTACCATCGTATTTGTAATACATATCCATAGCCTTGATACGCCTGTGCCCATCTATTAGGTTTCCGCTTAATTCATTCCATACAATACCACCAAGAAAACCGACTTTTTGCAGGTTTTTCTTTTGCAGTCTAATACGTTCATCCGAATGCCTCTTAGGGTTTATCGGATTCAGATTTATCTGCGAACGTTTTATTATTCTTGTCTCACTTTGTTTCAGTTCCTTCATAATCATGCTCAAACAACAATCGTTCTACCATAGGGTATTCCTCTATAACCTTTTTCAAGTCTGCCGGGAAATTACTTCTGAGCCACAAAAGATAGTTCATATCGCTTATATTCGTTCCTGCCGACTGGCTGTTACCGTATTTCTCCGGCTTTATAAGACTTTTCTTTTCGATATAGTTCAGAATATCAACATTTTTGTAAGCTGATAGGGGATAACATTTCTTTTGCGCTTCATTGATAGCTTCATCTTTGTACGTCCTTAGCATCAACCGTCTGTTCATTGAGTCGGATTGTTTGAACCCGAAAAATGCCCAGTCTATATGATATTTTTCTCTGACTATCTCTGTAAGCTGCGCCATACTGTACTGCCTCTGCTTTTCGTTCTTTATACAACCCATGTAACCACTCTTACGATATGAATATACCGCAAAGTGAGGCACTTGTATGAACTTCACATTACCATATTTCTTGCAGGTGTAGTTGATGTATCTGTTAATATGCTGCAAGTCCTTGACTACATACATGTAAACACATACTATCTCTTTGAAATAGGGGTGCATAAGATCTAAAAGGGCTATACTGTCCTTACCCGATGCTGAGTGAAACAATATAACCCTATCTGTCAGCTCTGAGACTTGTTTAATTATGCTTATAGCCTTCTTCATGATTAAACAACTCTACCGCCAACTGCTCTGTTGATTCTCGCTCTCTGAGCAGCGTTTGTGCCCATTGATTGAAAACGTCCAGCTTCATAATCAGCTCTTGTTCGGTACGTTCTACCGTCTGAAGCTGTTGCATAAACTTCTGCCATAATCACTTTTTTTTAAGTTACACAATCTTTTACCTATATGCAGACAAAGCCGCATAAAGCGGCTTGACCTTTTTTATTTCAATCCATCATGATTGATTATTTCACAAATATGCAAGTAGTAGAATAACGGCGTTTCTTCGGGTGGATTCTTCTTGAACTCTTCTAACTGCTCATCAAACTCATGAAAGCCAAATTCTTCTTGCATGAACTTTATACCTTCTTCAGTAACCTCGCCAATACCGATTTCATCTATCGCCACATCAAGAAACCACGGGGCACCTGTGCTATAAAAATGAATTGCTTCTATATCAGTACGCAGAATAGGCTGGCACTCATTTTCACGTCCTTCTTTTCTCAATCTCTCGTTTTCTTCAAGTTGCTTGAAATTTGTAAACATCTTTTCGTATTTAGAACTTAGCTTACGAGCTTCTATAACTTTCTTGCCATTGAGAATATCCAAAGCATTAGCCTTCGTCATTATCAGCGAGTAGGCTTCTACTTCTTGGCCATTATATTTGATTGTTTTCATTTGATTATTAATATTTTACTATTCAAAAATAGTATATACTTACCTCAAAACAGAATAAATTGCTAGTACATACGAAACAATATGCCAATTGTTTCATTTTATACACACGCCAACTTAATGACGTGTGTATGAACGGTTTTTAAGCTGCCGATTTACTGTTTACTAAATCAAGTATAAACTTTCTACCAAGTTGCGTCCAACACAAGTATTGCTTTGCAACCTGCATACCAGTGGTATCACTTGTATAGGTGTGTGTCCTGTACTTGTCATAACCTAATCCCCTGTATTTGGCATAAAGCATGTAAACCCCATTCTGGTTGTACAATACGCCTAAATCTTTTAATATCTTGTACAGCTTTTTGGCACTCATGCCAAGTTCGTTGGCTATGATATTTGTTGTTATCAATCCTTCGCTTTGAAGGACATTGTCGAAGTAGGCAGCTTTTGGCGCCATCAGTCTGTTCTGTTCTTCTACCAGATTCTTTTCGGTTTCAAGTACAGATATTCGTTCTTTCTGCCTTTCGATGGTTGAGTTTGCTAACAGGATGGCTTTTGCCATGATTTCTTCTGGCGTATCATCCGATTTTACTGCCATATAACCGCCTTTAGTTCGGATTTCTTTCAGTATGGCTTTTACGCCTTTCTTGAACTGTTTGGCTATCGGTTTGCGGCTTTGCATCAGGACTTCATATAAACCGTTCTCTGTGAGCATCCAGACTTGACGGTTCTGACCTGATACGAAAATTGTTCGTACCAGCTTTTCATCTTCATCAACAGTACCAACCATACGAGATACATCATATTTATCTTGTGATGTTTTTGCATATTCAATCCATTCAGCTACATCTTTAGCAAGAAACAACGGATTCTCTGCACTGCCATAAACGGTTAGTTCTTTACCCAACAAGGTAGTTTTCTGTAAAACCTGTATTTCATTCATATTATTTGAATTTAAATTACCAATCTGATTCTTTACACACTCTGTCAATTCTCTATTATTTGCGAAATACATCAAGGCTATGCCGATTTCTAGATACTGGCCAAAATACATGATTTCTCTTAGTTTCAATCCGTTTTCGGCTGCATACGTTTTTATTTGCGACATGTTCTTTGATTTCCATTTGCTTATGCTTATCCCGACATCAGAATTAAGCCCCTTGCAAGAAATATATATCCTGCCATTGTAGGTACAATAAGAAATTTGCTTATCTTTGTACCGTATGAATTGGGATTCATTTATGGTTTCTTTGTTCATACGCTGTAAAACCTGAATTAAACATATCCTCATTGATGGCCGGTCAATTCATCAATGAGGATTTTATTTTGACCGTAGTAGCAAGCTGGGATTCGAACCCATGCACACCTGAATGCCTTGCCTTGACCTGCCACGCTTGACATATAAAAAAGGCAAATCTTAAAAGAGGTCTGATGTGGCAGTTTACCCCTTGAAAGAAATGCCTTGAATATCTTTGCAGCGCAACTGCCACGAAGCGCATTTCATTCTATGGCAAAATTACCAACCGCCAAATGTTTATCCTAAAAATTGCCGTAATCAGAACAAACATTTGGCTGATTGTTTCAAAATAATCGTGTGAGGGATTTACATTGCAGTTTTCATCATGTTTGGATTAAAGCCTTGCATAAGATTACCTTCGCAGTCAAAAAAGGTGTCTTCTCGTAGCAGACTACCAATAAGTTCATTTGCAAGCCTAAATATCGGGTAAACTTCATCATTAGAGTCTATCATGCCATCTTTACAACATTTCTTTTCACTCAGAGAACGCAACAGCCAAAGTGTTTTCATGTAATACTGGTATTTTTCGGGGTTGTTGAACATTCGTTTTAATAACATAATGTTTGATTCAGTTATTACTGTTTCTTGTTTGTTAGTAAATGTTATCTTGTGCAATTCAGGATTAAAGTCTATAATTCTCATAAGTCATATTCTTTTAAATATTAATACTAAGCTATCTTTATAAGGTTGCATTTTTTGAAACAACGCCATTCTTCTTTTTCACAATCGAAATACACCTGGCAGTTATCTGCTGTTTTCTTTGTACCCTTTTTTTCTGGTATTCTACTACTCATTAAAGTACCGAAAGCCTGACGTAGCGTGCCGTCTGTTTTCTTGAAATAGAACTCAACCACCTTCTTATGAAGCAATGCACGAAGTTTGATATTAGTCCACGCACATTTCAACGCCTCACTCATAGAATAACCGTTCTTGCGTACAAATGACCAAGCAAGACTCATAATCTCTTTTAATTGATTTCTCTTTTCTATTGCCATAGTTCTTTATATTTTATTAATTATACTACTTCGTTTTATTTGATACTGCAAAGTAAGACTATATAGTTTAATTATGCAATAGTTACATAGATAATTTATGTTAAATATAAAACTATATAGATTTATTTTTCACGTTTCATTGTATTATATAGTATAAACACCTATATTTGTGCAATAAAACTATGTAGTATTATGGATTTTAGAACAAGGATAAAAGAACTTTGCCAGTCTAAGGGTCTTACTCAAAAAGATTTGGCTGATAAGATGGGTATATCTGATATTAGTCTTAATAAGACATTAAGAGGTGATTATCCGCAATTACAATCTTTAGAACGTATTGCAAATGCTTTAGATGTAGACATTTCGGAACTATTTGTGAGAAATACACCTGATTCAGAAGTAAACGGTTATGTTAAAGTGAAAGGAACTCTTTATGAAGTTCACTCTTTTGAGGATTTAAGGAAGTTATTAGAAATGGATGTTTAATCAATAAAACCAAAGTAAAATGAAGAAAATGTTATTTATACTGCCTATACTAGTGGCTTTGTTTTTTGTAGGGTGCAGTAGCGATGGTGATGGAGAGCCCGGAGGAAATAGTGGAAATAAAGTTCTGTCTGAAATTGTAATAAACGAACACGAAAAGAAATTTGGCGAGATAAATGAATATGGAGAACTATACGAACAGTATATCTATAATCCAGACGGAACATTGCAAGAAAAAACCACCAATTACTATAATGCTTTATTGGATGATAGGATTGATTACAATTACAAATATGAATACGACGACAAAAAGCGTGTAGTGGAAATGAACGAATATACGTTTACTTTGTTTGAAAAAAAACGTAAATATGAATATAACAACATTGATTCCGTGTCACGCATGTTGGTATATGATGACGATGGAGACCTGAATGAAGAATGGACATACGAATATGATAGTCAAAAAAGATTGATAAAAACAGTAGAAAAAGACATTTGGGTTAGTAAAAATTTTGGCTATATAAGCGAATATAGATACGAAGGGAATAACGCTTATATAGAAAAGACAATGCTTAATGACGGTTCTTTGTTCGGGAACTTTATCTTTGAGTACGACACACATGGAAATCTACTACAAGAAACATATATCAACGGAGATACAGGGAGAGAATCATTAGAGCAAAAATATGAATACCAATATGACTCTTCAGGTCGTATTCAAAGAAAATCTAAAAAGGAATCATATTCAGATTCTTGGACATATTATGACTACTTTTATAATGAAGATGGTACAATAAATAAAATTTCCGTATCATATAGTTTTAAGAATGATGAATCCGAACTAAGATATAACTATATTTGGAAATAACTATTCCATTATGCTTTACAGTTTTTGGGAGCATAAAAATCTGTCACTTGATAAATTCAATGCTTTATTGTATCTTTGTAGATTAAAATAAAATTCTAGTATAATTAATACGATTATGAAACTGAAAAGTCTCGAATATGTTACACCTGGATGGTCTTTAGATGGTCTCAATTTGTCAGAAACAAGTCTCATCGTAGGCCGTAATGCTGTTGGAAAATCAAAAACAATAGAAGCCTTAAATTCTTTAGTCTCTGTTATACTCCAAACTAAAGAAATTGCTGAGCACGATAATTTTTTCTATAAAATTATTTTTTCAGACAATGATACAGAATTGACATATTCATTTGCATGTTTTCAAGGGAATATTACCTTGGAACAGCTAATTGATCATAACGAAAACATCTTAATAGAAAGGAATGAAAACTCTACTATCTTTTTTAACGACGAAATTAACCCTCCAAGTAATAAACTTACAATCAATGTAAGACGAGATACAAAATTATATCCTCAAATTGAAAAAATAGTAAATTGGGCTGAAAATTCATATGGGATATTATTTAATCAGATTAATATGTTTCCTAATGGTACCAACCTATTTAGTACTATGTCTAAAGGAGAAAGTATTATCCCAATGTTTGAAAAATTAAATGATGATTTGAAACTAAAGGTTCAGGAGGAACTAAATGCTTTAGATTATTCTATTGACGAAATAAAGATTGTAAAAATTGGAGATGAGAAATCTGATATAAGAGTCTTACAGATTAATGAAAAAGATGTAAGCACATTTTTATGGGAAGGATTGTTATCTCAAGGAATGCAAAGAACACTATACATTCTTGTTCTTTTATTCTATATTGTTTCTCAAAAAAAGAAGACACAGACAATTGTTATTGATGATTTTTGTGAGGGATTAGATTATGATAGATCCATAAAATTAGGTAAATACCTATATAAATTCTGTTTAGAAAATAATATACAATTAATTACTACTTCAAACGATAGTTTTTTAATGGACGTTGTCGATTTGAAATATTGGAATATTTTACAACGTAAAGGCGATAAAGTTACTGCAATAAACATATATAATTCTCCTGAATTATTTGAAGATTTTGAATTTACAGGACTTAATAATTTTGATTTATTCTCATCTGATTTTATTGCACGACATAAAAAATGAAGAAAGTAGCAGTTTTTGTAGAAGGACAAGCTGAATTAATTTTGGTCAGAGAATTACTTCTAAAGATGTACGACTACCAAGATATAGGAATCAATTGTTATAACCTGATTTGTGATAATCTGGATGAAGCTCCTTATCAATATGGTGATAAAATGGCTCATAACTATTATATGCTTGTAAATGTTGGTAATGACAACTCTGTATTATCTAAAATCTTTACTAGAGCAAATGGATTGCATGAAAAGGGATTTACCAAGATTATAGGGTTAAGAGATGTATATGGGGACTTTTACAAGAAAAAAAATAGAGGCGTAAGAAATATAAACTTAGAATTAATTGAAAAATTTAGAAATTCAGCTCAAAAGGAAATAGACGCTAAAAACCTGGCTCAATATATAAAATTACATTTTGCAATAATGGAGGTTGAAGCATGGTTTTTAGGATTTAACATATTTGAACGTATTGATGGCACATTGTCAAATGATTTTATTAAGTCTAAGCTAAATTATGATTTGGAGAATGATGATCCAGAGATTACCTATTATCATCCAGCAAGAATTATGGGAGATATTTATGGCCTGATTGGATCAAAATATGACAAACATGAAAGTGATGTATCCTCCCTTGTGAGTTGTCTTGAAAAAGAAGATTATAATAACTTAATAGAAAGTGTTAAATGCTCAACATTTACATCTTTCGTTCAAGAATTGCTAAATTGATAGTGAACAAAAAGCCGGAAGCATAACGTTCCGGCTTTTTTACTTGATTAGTTCTTTTACTAATTACCCATCATTAAGTCCCATGTAAGTACGTTTTGAAACTTGTGTATTCCAACTGGTTCCACTTCTATTAAAGCTCCCAAGATACCTGCCTGCAATCCTATTTACAAGATTATTAGGATTGTCAGAGTTACTTCCATAACGCTGTTGAGCTAATCTGTCGGCTTGTCGAACTATTTCCCAACCTGATTTTGTTCTTCTTCTGACTCGGCTTTAAAATTTAAATTTGTTAGACATAAAAATTTAAGCATAGGGACTTTATCCCCATTAGAAACATTCTGTTACTTGATTAGTCCTTTGGATTTCAATCTTTCTACGATTTGGCAGTAAAGGTACTCTATATCCTGCCGGAAATCCTTATACTGCTGGTAGATAAAGGAAACATCAGCGATATTGTTTGATATTACACACGGAGAAACATCCGGGAACACGCCGGAAATTTCTGCTCGGATACCGTTCGGCAGCCGTCCGCCGGCAAGCACACTAGGGGCGAACAAGAACAACACAATGAAGAGGAACTTCTTTCGCTGGGTAACACTTTCCGGATTGGGCGGACAATCTGCCCCGGAAAGTATCTCCCTGAACCACTCATAAATCTCCGGGATGAGAGAAAAATCAGTCAGGATAGGGGAGGATAACTCCTGCTCGCGTTCTGATAATCTTGATTTCTGTTCACGTATTGATTTCAACTCCACGATTGATGAAAATTCTTTTGTCATAGCACGATTTATTTAGTTGGAAATTCTTATATTTGCATCATAATCGTGTGGGGGAGTTGGCTTCTAATCGTGTGGGCTGGCTCCCTTTTTTATTTTATGCCAAGTGATATGCATTCAGGATGGCGAAAGCGTAGATGATAACCGTTACCAGACTGTCCAGGAACACCGCCCATGCTCCTAGCTTTTGGATCTGGCTGAAGCTCATGACCAGGACAACAAGGAAACACACCCACTGGCTTGAAAACAATCCCATCCCCAGCAATAAAAGTCCGATGGTATCCATGAAGAATGCAACATGAAGCCATGGATGCGCCATCAGATACCAGCTTTTTGCTGTCTTATCCAGCTTCTGAAAGACTTTTACATGTCGGTATAAGGATTTACATCTGAACAGCTTCACAAACTCGTACAGGGCTTGTATGATGATTAAGGTGTAGAATACGTGTTTCATGGTCAGTAGCTTTTATCTCCGTGCTTATACGGACGTAGTTCATTATATTTCATCTTCTGCTTGATGTGCCAGAAGATGTCGATATTTCTATCGCGGCAGAAAGCGAATATCTCATTCAGGAGGATAAATGGTTCATCCCTGTAGAAGTTGTCGGTGACATAGACACAGATTCTAAACATGGACTCCGTGAAGCTCATATCGGAATAGTCTTCCGTATCGCTTCCTTCGTAGTCAAAGCTATCCAAATCATATCCTCTCAATCCGGCCAAATCCAACAGACGAATACAGGCATCGGCAAGTTCTTCCTCGACAGTCCCTTTGATAAATGCCTCAAAGTCTTCCATGAATCTCCTTTTCCTAGTTTCTTCAGTCAATGGAACGCTATTCCCTTGCCATTCTTTGAACATTGCAACTTTCGCATGTTTCCCTTTCCGATCTGCTTCTACCGCTTCCATAAGTTCGGATATGACCAGACAAAGGAAATGTTCGTCACTCAGGTTTTCTTCATGCCATCCGTGGGCTACTGCACACTGGTAGGCTTTATCTCTTAATTTGTTTAAGTTCATAATTTTCTATATTTATGACATTTTGACATCGTTTCTATGGCACACATATTGTATGCCCATAATAAAATTTGATTATATCTATATGAATGAATTTGATTCTTATAAGAATGATTTTGGTTTTGAAATAGGCTCTGGGTTCTCAGGAAACTCTGATTACATGAAGGCTCTGGATGAGAAGAAAAGACGTGCTCTCATGGAAGAGCAATACAACTTTCTTCAAATTCAGAAGTCAGAAATTCTCACTCAACAGAAATATCGTGAGTTGCATCAGAAGGAAATACTTGCTCAACAGAAATACCGCGAAGAGCAACGTAAAGGGGCCAACCTTGAAAAATGGCTTCTTATAGTCAATACTTTTATTGCCATCGCAGCATTATTGGTATCCATATTCAAATAAAATACCCGATAACCGCCACAAAGCAGTTACCGGGTATTCACAAAGCACTGACAAGGGCTGTCAGTAAGTTATAAACTCCATATCATCCACCATTTTCGCTTCTTTGCGTATTCAAGTTCTCTCTTCAAATCCTTACAAAGGTCTATCTCTTTTCCCCATTGAGTGTGATAAAATGTCGCATCATCCTTAAGCTTGTTTACTTCTTTTTTAAGTTCCTCGTTCTCCTTTTCAAGCCCGGCTATAATATGGCTTTTCAGTTTCAAATCACCCAACAGTCTTTCTGCCCTTTCAAAGTTCCTTCGGCTGTCTTTTATCAGCATCACCATGTAAGTATCACGGCTGAATAGCCTTCCCGTTTGATGTCTTTTGTGTTTCATACTCATAACTCATACTCCCAAAAACTAAGTTTTCCTTTCACATTCATAATCGGCTTATCAAATAATACCGCATCCTTCAGTACCCAGTTCCAGCAACCTTTCTCAGCCCAAACGGACGGATGATTCAGTACGCAGTCGGCTATTACCACACTGCCGATGATAGCACCTTCTGGAAGTTCCTTTGATTCTAGTATAGAGCATATCTTTGAATTAATAAAAAGCCTTTTAGGTATGAAATAATCTTTTGTCCTAACCTTACTCGCATGTATCAGTATCTTCTGTCCGATGTACTTCTGAGGACACTTCCATGTCCGGTTCTCAATGTCTTTGATACCGTGAGCGATTAGACTCGCCCACGGCTGTTTGATGGATATTGCTTTCATTTCTTATCCTCTAATAATTCAGGGTTATCAAAAATGTTACCGATTACTATAAAACTATCTTCACGCAGCCACTCTCCTAAAGGTTTAACTCCTAAACATTTATTATCAATCGAAATACACCATGCGCCAAGATTTATATTCCAGTCAACAAGACAATTATATTTGTTTTCCTTACATTGAAGTTGAATAATGTCACCCTCGTAAATATCATTTCCATTCTTGTCATGCAATCCAGTAAACTGGCCGATAGTGTCAATATCTACAATACAATCTCCATTACCGTCATATATACACATAACTTTTTTATTTAAAATATTAGCATAAGATAAATAGCCGTATATCCAACCTATTTTGTTTTTCGCTCTGAATTTAATTTCTATGTTCATAATTATTCCTCCGTATTAGGTATTAAGTCTTTAATGTATGCCCATCGTTTAAATGGGTACTGATTCATAATGCGTTTCAAATCCTTTTCATCTTTTGCGGTAAAGTCAAACCAGTCTTCGTTTACAACGTGCCTGTTGTACTCTGGTAATTCTTTGTCAACATCATGCCACACGCTGTTGATGCGCCAGTCTGCGCCATCTATGAAACCGTGTTCAAAATATGAACCATATTCAGGGTTGAGATTATATTCATCAATAGTACGCTTTGCTGCTTTTTCAATATCTTCTCTTTTCATAGTTTTTCCTTTCCACCTACCCCAGCAGCCACCACATGACTGCCAGGAACAGGTAATACAATTTCGTTTTCACTTATTAATTACTATTGCTATAGTTTTAGTTCCAGTTCCGCTTTCCTTGAAAGTGCCTTCTTTAATCTCGAATTTCTTCCCTCCATTATCCTCCAGCCATTGTCTAAAATCCTTACACTCAGATTCACTTCCAAATTCCCAGTGAGGACCAGTTATTGCAGCCAGGACACCGCCGGGATTTAAACACTCATACATACGCCTTACATGCCGAATGTCCTGGTTTTTACTAAATGGTGGATTTGCTATAATCTTATCATACTGTGCAACATCACACTTCGTGAAGTCATCTCCAAGAATACATATATTATCCTTTTTCGATAGAATCTCCTTATTCTCCGGCATAAGTTCATAGCAATCTACAATTACGTCCGGACAGCTTCGATGAATCGCATCTATGATAGCACCAGTACCAGCACTGGGTTCCAGAATCTTTTCATCTTCATGCACGCCACCGGCCAACATAACAAGCCAGTCGGCTACTTCTGGAGGTGTTGCAAAAAACTGGAAGTCCTGCTGAAGGTTACACCTCTTACCCTTGTGTAGTATTGAGAAAACTCTCTCAGCATTAAATGGAAATGTAAATCCCTGTACCTTACCGCCCATCCAACTACCTCCGGCTTCTTCAATCCATTTCTTTGCTTCAGCATAGGACTTCTTATTAAATTGTACTTGAGGAAGTTTTAAAATATTGTCCTCAAGCGTGCAGTGCATGAGGATTTCCTCCACACTCCATTTACTTCCCGAATCATCTTTATTGCGCTTGTTGTTCTGCTCCAGTTCGTCACACCCCAACAGACGGTTCAACGACTTCTGCACTTTCACACTTATCTCTGCCATCCTTGACATCCATTGCAGGATTGCAGTCATAAACTCCAAATCCACATGTCCGGTCTCATCGTAAATGTTTTCCCGGTCTATCAATTCCGGAAGGTTATCCATGAACATGAAGCTACCATACAACGCTTCTATTAAATTCTTTTTTCTGTTCGTCATAACTTTTCTGTAAATAAATTCTTGTCGTATCAATACTTCCGTGTCCCAACAGGTCTGCCAACTGTACCACGTCATTGTTCTTTTTCAGATACATTTTAGCGAAGAAATGCCGGAAAGCATGAGGATGCATCTTGCTTCTATCTATTCCGCACTTATCGCCCCAGTCTTTCATTGACTGGCACAAGCTTCTCTGTGTCAGCCTTCCGCACTTACCTACTGCGACATATCCAGTCTTGTGACTCTCCTTTACGTATGCTTTTACTTCCGCCTGTAACTGCCTGCTGAAAAAGAACCTCCGGTACTTGTTTCCCTTTCCCTTTAGAGTGACTTCACCGGAAATGATGTCATCCCACTTGAATTGGAAGAACTCGCTTACCCTCGCCCCGGTTGTAGCCAGTATCTTGATGAAGAAGTACCTGTCCCTGTTAGGACAAGTTTTCAAATACTCAAGCAGCCTGTTGTATTCGGCTTCTGTCGGAACATTCTCCGTATTCAACTCCTTTTTGAACTTTGGTCGCTTCAACTCTATCGGCTTCTTCATCCATTTGCTGAAACGTTCAAGTGCGGTAATACGTAGGCGTATTGTTCTGGGAGACAATCCCTCATCCTCCAGCATCCGTACAAAACGCTTGTAATTGTCAACTGATACCTCGTTGGCGTATTCGAAATATTTCTTAATTGAAAATGAATATATTTCAATAGTGTGTGGAGAGTAATCTTCATCCTGCGTAAGGTAATACACAAATTCATTCATCAGTTTCATGTTCTTTTCTGAAACATCGCTTAGCTTCTCCAGAGGTTTAACATATTTCTCTTTTCGTGTGCGTGAATATCCAATACCAAGATAATTAAGGAACCCACATAGAGCATCTTTAATGTATGGCTTATCAGATAATTCAACGGCATTCTCTCTGATATAAGCCTTGTATCCTTTACGGTTTACCTGATAATCACTTTCAAGGAATAACTTTACAGCTTTAATGGTTTTACCAATAACCTCATAGCTTTTATCGGTACTATACAAGTGGGATACGTATTCTATAAATATTTTTTTATTTACTTCTTCCATATCAAATCGTCGTTACACAATCAAAGTCTTTCCCATACATGATATAGGCTCCACGTTTCCGAAGTTCGTTCACCAGCTGCTCGTTGGTGTATCTGGCCAGCCGTCCATGAAGCCTGTCCTGTTTTCTTCTTTCAGACGTGTGTCTGCTCTCACATAACCGGCACCTGCTGGTGTAATGGGTACCGGATTTCGTTTCATAGGCACGGAACTTTCTTTCCGGAAGGTTCCGTCCACACTCGATACAAACTTTCATGATGCAGCCCTCCTGATTAATCCCATGTTACGGTTTACAAGTTCGATTATACGGTTATGGTATGCGCTTGTTTTATTACAGGCCGCTCGTGATTGAATTACTTTAAATGTCTTTAATGATACCTCAACAGTTTCCATACGTTCTCCGTTTACTTTTGCTGATAAGATAAGACTATCCTTTTTCTTGTAGTATTCATTTTCATAGACACAGTGATGCATGCTGTCACCTTCATCTATGAACTCTAACACACTCTGTAAGACTTGGATTGATAGTTCTCCGTCTGTTATTCTTATTCCAAAGAACTTCTCTTTTTCTTTTACGTAAACCTTATTCTCCTTTTCTGCTTTTTTGCGCTTCTCTTCTTCTGTTACTTTCTTTTCTATCTTTTTATATGAGGCTAGTGCAATTTCATGCGCTTTGTACAAATCATCTGGGCAAATAAATTTGGGGTTGTGAATGTCTTTCCCGGTCATATTCATGAACGAAAGCGTATCAAAGTATATTGATGCATCAGTTATCACATAATGGTTTCTATGACAGATATTCATTTGCGGCATATATTCCAAATCTTGTTTATTACTCCTTACCATCCAAAGGAATACATCGTACTGTCCTTGTTTTACTATTGTCTCTGCATGCCTTGATACCAGCAGCATCTTCATACACTCTACAACTGACACGTATGGCAACTTCTCTATAGCTTTGCACCATCCGTATTTTCGTAGTTTTCTTGTGATGTTATAGTCTGGATAGAAATAATTACCAGTCACATCGAACACGTCTTCAAGTACATAATATCCATTACAGCTTTTATTGTGTTTTCTTATTACATATTCTGTGTCGTAATACCATTTGAAGAAATTTACTCCACGAGTGTACCTCTTTGATACGATTATCTCTTCTCCATCTGGTGATACCCAATTCTGATAAACTTCATTTATGGTATATTTTGTTGGATACCCTTTGTGGTTTATTCGTTGGACATAAAATGTTCTTATTACCTGCCATTTATTGTAAGTATGCACCACAGAGTAATATTTCGATTCTGTCAGATTATCTTTCTGTTGATTTTGTTCTAATATGAGATGATTCAGGCAGCTGCACTGATACCCTAATTCTAAATCCACCTCCAATATACCAGGAATCTGATATTCTATGTTACCACAGCAATGGCACCACACTTCACCGCTTTTCTTGTAGTATCCGGTTGATGGGAATATAGTCTTTGCATATTCTTTTTCTTTTTCGGATATAGGTCTGAGGTGTGTACTCATTTCAAGCACTAAGTTATTCAAGTTTATTCTTTCCATAGTTACATATCAAATAGTGACAGTTGTCTTGAATCAAATATCTTTTGTAGTTCCTGCTTCGTTTTCTTTCTTGCAGATTTTTGTTTCACCGGCTCCGGCTTTTCTTCTTTGACTGGTTCTTGTACTACTGGTTCCTGTACTGTGGTCGGGGCAACTACCTCCACACGTTCTTTCACATCTTTAACCTTAATGTCATCCTCGTCGTAGTAATGGACTGCCCATCCGTATACGGTTGCATCATCTACACCGACTGCGTTTCCTCCTTTTGCCAGCTTTCTGGCTTTCGAGTAGATATACTTGATACATTCCTCGATACTCTTGTTCGCTTTCCTGTAGGTTTCGGCAAAGAGAGAATCAGTCTTTGCACGATTCTCCAAATACGCCTGGATTGTTGTTTCAAAATTTGAACTTGACATAATAGTATTATTTTAGTTCCATCTTTGAGGTCGGTTGTTGATTCTCTCCAAGTAAGCAGCTATCTTCTGTTCCGCATCCTCACCGTTGCGGACGAAAATTCGCGTCTGTGTCTTGTCGCCTGGGATAGCTACATACTTTCCATGTTTCTCCAGTTCCCGATGCTGGGCGATTTTCAGTTCGGTTCCAGAAGGGTTCTTCTCCAAATCCACTTTACGTGGAAGCATTGGGTCATTTTCCGTTATCATTTTGCAAGATATTTGTTGATTATGTTACTCACTACAAGTCCGGCTTCATCACACATCCCGGCAAAGTTGTCAGACAATGAAGCGTTTTTCTCTTCATCGGGTATTCGTACTATGCTTCTCAGTTCTTTCAGTACGCGTTTCACCTGAAAAACTACCTGAGCATCTATTCCGTTTGATTCAAGTTCAGACTGGAACTCCAGTGCCGCACCCTCAAGTAAGTCTGAATAGATGAACAGCTTGTGCATCTTGCGAAGCATTTCTACCTTGAACTCCGGGGTATAGTCCTGAAGAAGTTCTCCCAAGGAATGCGGTTCCACCTCTCTTTCAAGGGAGTCAATCTTGTTCTTGATTTTCTGTGCTTTGGCAAAGTTCATGGATGAAATCAAGGCGATATACTTCTTTCTCAGTTCATTGAGCTTTCTTTCTGATTCTTGTCTTGTCATTTCTCTACTTTTCTGATGATTAAATACTTTGGCTCACCCTTGCGGAGATTGCTTAATGTCTCTTCGTCAACCTCTGCTTCTGTGAGTCCGTTCACGTTCATGTATTGTGGGAGACGGTATTTCTCACGTAACCTCCTGATCAGGTTCCAGTCACGAGTTACCCAGTTAATTGTGATTTTCATATCATTTTCTCAGGCTTTCACCGCTGAAGAGGACGGTTTTCGTTATCGCCCTCAGCCGGTCAATGGTTCTTTCCCCATATTTCTCTCTCAGCTCGTCTATCGTGAGGTTGGTGGTCAGGATAAGAAGCTTTCCTTTCTTCTCGGCTTCGTCTGCCAGCTCAGCGAATGCAAGCCTTTTTTCGCCGTATTTGACGCTAAGATTCTCTGTCCCTATATCGTCAACGTAGATGATGTGTTTTTGCTTCACGGCGTCCAAATCAGCGTTCATCTGCTGTGCATCGTAGCAGCTTACCACCTTGCGGCAGTAATGGTTAAGAACCAAAGGGAGAATCTTTCCGCAGATAAGGGTCTTTCCGCGTCCGCAGTTGCCGAAACACAGAAGTCCGCGACCTTCATTGCCGGCCAGCCATTCTGCCACTTCTTCGTACTCAGGAAGCCATCTGGCATTTTCTCCAGTGAAGTACCTGATACCGGCCCAGAGAACTCTTTTGGCATCCGGAACGGTTACCTGTACGACGTTAGGAATAGGGGAGAAGCCCGTATCTTTAAGCCGTTCTATTGTCTGTTGAAAATTTATCTGTTCCATGTTTACCAGCCTTTCTTGTATTTTTCCGGTGAATTATCCTTCAGAACTATGCCCACATCTGTTTTCGAAGGCACTTTCTCACGACTGGCCCAGGTCGCCAGCCGTCTTGGAAGCTCCCAGGTCTTTTCCAGTTCATAGCGCATCTTGGTTTCTGACTTGTTAAGTTCGCTCCAGTAATCGAAGAAAGCCCGAATCATTTCTTTCGGGTACTGGCCGACATAAGGGACTAACGACTGGTAGAAGGATTCTTTCCGGGAGAGAGTAGCGGCTTTAGCCGCGTCTTTCTTTGCTACTACGTTAGTAGTAGTTTCTTTAATAATATTCTTCTCCTTTATTTGCTTTGTGTCACCCGTGTGTCGCTTTTCTGGCTCTTTTGCAGGGTGTGTCACCTGCTGTGTCGCCACTTGTGTCATTAGCTGTGTCACTTGCATTCGTAAATTATTGATTTCCTGAATGATATTTGTGCCACTCATTGTGTCATTGCTTGTGTCACATGCTGTGTCAGACTCTGAGCCATTATACTCATTGTACTTTACCAAGGTTATTACATTCATTCCTTGTTCCTTGGAAAGAGTTATCATGTTCTCTCTTCTCAGAAAGGCAAGAAATGTCCGTACTTTCCTCTCAGACCATTTCCAACGCTTTGATAAGAATCTTATGGATGCAGGATATTGTCCTCTTGTATAAGAGACTTCTCGACCTCCGATACTCTCCATACGGGGCGTTGCCTCAAATCGTGCTGACTGAATCAAGTCAAGCCACGCTTCGCAACTGCTAAAAGTCCGGGCTTCATTCCACATATCATTCGAGAAGAACTTGCGGCTTAGTTTTATATATCCTTCCATAATCTTAGAATCTTACGTTAGTCAACTGTCTGCTATTGGAGTACACGGCCCATTTGCCGTTTCCGCTATCCACCAGGCGTAAATCCTTGACTTCGCCAAATCGTTTCAGATTCCCGCAAAGGTCAACGATCCAGCCAGCCTCCTTGTTAGGATGCGGACGGATAGCACGACCGACTATCTGATACCAAAGAGCCAGCGACATTGTCGGACGGGCCATGACAATCGTATCCAGTTCAGGATAGTCAAATCCGGTAGTAAGTACACCTACGTTGGCCACAACGGGTATCTCTCCGGCCTTGAACGCTTCAAGGATATGTTCGCGTTCCTTCTTCGGTGTTTCTCCTGAAACGATTGCTGTTCCGGGAATAGACCAGGTAAGGCGTTCTGCTTCCTTCAAAAAACGGGTGAAAACCAATATACCTTTTCGTTTTACACCGCTCTTGGGATTCATAAGCCTTTGGACGATGCTCACCAGAAACCCGTAGAAGTCGATACGCTCATACTCTTTTACTACAGACTTGTCCGTGTAGTCGGCTCCGGTAGTGTTCACCTTCAGGTTAAGTTCGTTCCATCCCAAAGGATTCATCGGATAATAGTTCAGCTTCGAAAGATACCCCATATCCAATAGAGTAGAGATTTGAACCTGATAGATTACCTCAGAGAACACGCACGGGCGTGTGCGTGTGATGAACTTCAACATGCTGCCGAAATCCCTGCTTGATGAAAGACGGTAGGGCGTAGCCGTCAATCCAAGAACTTTACATTTCAGCATCGAAAGAAATCTCTTGTACATTCCGTCTTTCGGGTTAACCAGATGGCACTCGTCGATGATGATATTCTGAAAATGCTGGAAGAGTTCCGGATGGTTGACTACGCTTCCGATAGTGGCGAAAGTTATTCTTGAAATCTCCTTTCGCCCGAATGAGGCAGAGTAGATGGAACAGTCCAGAACACCATACGAACAGAGCTTCAGATAGTTCTGTTCGAGTATCTCCTTACTTGGCTGGAATACCAGCGTGTGCCCTTCAAGGCGGCTGGCGATGTCGGCTATCACAAGACTCTTGCCGGCTCCGGTAGGCAGTACCATGATGGCATTGTTCTTCTTGGCCCTGTTAGCAAAGAAGCTGACCGCTGCATTACTGGCCTTCTGCTGGTAATCCCGTAAAACATAACTCATAATCCTTTCTCCTTACTCAGTTTGTCTCCCAAAGCCTTGTAATACTTGGTGAGTTCTATTAATTCAAAATCAGTCCATTTCTTCGCCTGGCTTGCTCTCCATGCCAGCTTGTCGAATCGTAGCTGGCCGATTTTAGCTTTCAGGTTCTTTTCATATTGTATCAGATGGTCGGCACTGAATCGGTTGCACGCCCGGCACTCGGCATGGGCGTTATCCTCGTCAAAGCGTGTGGCCATGTGGCGGCGCGAATGGAAGTGTCCGCAATCTGCCTGTTCGTATGGCTTTATCTGGCCGCATGAGATACAGCGGAAATACCCGTTCGGCATACAATCACGAAGCCGGATATAGCGGCTGAAAACTTTGTCGAGTTTGGCCACTAAATCCGGCTTCTTCTTAATCTTGATACCTGCCTTGTCAAATAACGGCAAAGGCTTTTCTTTCTTCTTTTTAGGTTTCTTGATGTAATACGGCATAATACATAATTTTAGTTTGTGATACCGGCAGGATTCGAACCTGCAAGGACTTACAAAGGCTTTAACATGGCCACTCTCAACCTTATGCCATCTCATTTTGAGACGCGTCTACCAGTTCCGCCACGGTACCAGATGCCCGTCTTTCCGGGCTGTCAATTATACTTCGATGATTACGATGTCAGGTGCAACACCTTTGATTGCTTCAATTTGTTCGTCAATCACCTTATTCTTGTATTCTTCAATGGCCTCATTCGCACCGGCAGAAACCAAAGAAAGGGAAACTTCCCGCCCATCCACATCGGCGTAGATTTCAACTTCGATTTCTTCACAGGCAAAACCTTTGAAAAGAGGGATATTCAGTTTGAACGATTTTGGCAGATTGGAATCAACCACTTGAGAATAGTTATCCGTCTTGTTCCCGTTTTCCTCTTTGCTACGTTCTATATCCTGATTCACTTTCGCCTTGAAGTTCTTCAAAGTGGAAACCAGCATCATGTTCTCAGACTTATCCTTGAAGAAGGCACGGTGCATCTTGAAGAACTGGGACAATTTGATAGGTTCCCATTTCCTTTCCGCATTGATACCGAACTTCTGCATTTCCTTTGAAGCCTGTAAAACTCCACTAATTACTGTCTGGTAATAATTGGTTTCATCAATAGTCAAAGCCAGACACATCTTATCACGGTTCACAATGATATTGGCCGATTTCTGATTAATCAGTTCGACACGCTTTTCCAGCCATCTGAAGGGTGCTTCTATCGTTCCATTGATAACTACTCTCTCCGGTTCTTTCGGGTCAAGGGCTACGGATGCTTTACCTTCTCTCAATACTACTTCGATGGGGGTACCATTGTACTCTTTCGGTACTACCAAATTGATTTTGTTTTCACTCATGATTCTGTTCCAGTTTTACGGTTAATACTAAATACTGTCTTCTGCATTTCTTGTGGCATGATTGGGCGGCTATAAACCAGTTCACCTAACTTGTTGTAGAATCCTACCATCTTTTCTTTATGGTATAGGAATTTTGCACATTCTTCATTCTCGACGAACTCCGAACCTCTTTTGATGTGGTCCAAAAGTTCCTGTTTTTCTTCATTCAAAGGCTTTAGGCGTTCTTTGAAACTCTCCATAGCCTCTTTCTTCTCCATCTCGACATCGTTGATGGTGATTGATACCTCGGCCAAAGTCTCTTTCTTCTGAGCCAGTTCTTCAGGGGTGAATCGGTGAGTATATCCGATTTTCTCTACCGCATCGGCGTTGTCCTGAAGGAACTGCCATCGCTCCTGTTCAGGGATGTCTTGTCCTAAAAATTTGTCCATAGTCAAATAAACTCTTTATTACGTTCGATTTCTTGTTGTGCAAAAATTAGCATCTGCTGTTCGTTGGCCGAAGGCAGATAGATGCCGGCCACAGATGCACTCCAGTTACGAAAACGGTCAATGCTCAAAGTCATTTCACCTGTTGTCAGTTCTGCAGAACTTCGCAGATAGGTTACTTCCTTTCCTTTCTTGTTGACCGTCTTTCTCTCAAACAAATCACGGTTGCAAATCCTTTTATAGAAGTCTATCTTTGCTTCGTCAAGGCTGCAACCGTACTCACTACCGAAATACCCTAAAAGCAGATGCAAATAGCTGTTCTGGGATAGCGTGCGGTTAGGAAGCTTCTTTCTCACTTCCACAACTGCATGCTCCTGGAACAGTTTGTTTACATAAGCCTTGAACTTGGGTATATCGTATTCATTCTTCAGATTGAATATGCTCATAGGCTAGAACGGTAAGTCGTCTTTGGGATTTCCGTTCGCATCTACATCAGGTGGAAATGCCTGTGCCATGGGTGGCGTTTGTGACGGTGCCGGTTGCTGTGCTGGCATGGGTGCTGGCTGGTGCATTGGCTGACGGCCTTCCAGTTTATAGCAGCTGATGGACACCATGCGTTTTAGTTGTCCGTCCTGATTTGTCCATTCCCGACCTTGCAAGGCAAAGGAAACCGTTATTACATCACCGGTTCTGAACTGGTCAAGTTCGGCACATTTGTCACCACTTACTTCAAGTGGCAGGACGTTCTCGTACTGGCTTCGTTCACCTGTATAGGGGTCATAGGTTGTGGCATCAAGAATAAATTCACGTTTCACAAACGGGTTGCCACCGCTTTTGGATGGGATTTCTTGGGGCTGGCCAATATAGACCAGCCGTCCAGTTATTTGATTAGGCATCTTCTGCAAAAATTTTCTTATCGGTTATCAAATCTCTGTTGTCATTCAAGAACCGGATAAAGTCCTCACAATGATTTATAAGGATAGGTATATCCCGTGCCGGTACGAAAGTGTAGCTTTCAGTATAGGTTGATTTGAAGTCCGTAACATTATACTCAAATGACCTTACATCACTTCCGTTCTGCATCAGACAGTATGGATAAACCATGTGCTGCCAGTGGTCTTTGAACTTACCTACATAGTAACTTCCGGTAGTCTTGATGTCATGTACTGACATCGGCATCAGTTCATCTATATAACCATATAGAAGAACTCCTCCGAAGCATGTTGGCAAAACTGCTTCAACCCGTTGCTGGGTCAAGGCCCCTTTGTAATAGTCTGCAAACTCACGGCAGATTGAGATAGGGAAATCGAACTGACGGCATTTATAGGTGGCTCTCAGCCCGACCAATGTCTGTCTGCCATCCTGCATGTCTGACAATAGTCTTTCCACCTGTACCTTGTCTGATTTCCTGTTTTCAACCATACAGTCGACTACCTCATTGAAAGCCGTTCCCTTGTCGGCTGCTTCACTATCAAACGGGACACGGTTTATAGTGTCAATCAGGCTCTGAAACTGCTGCTGTCTGAACTCTTCGGGGGTATGTGGGGGATTCTCACTGAATCCCCAATACCTTTCCCAGATGGCATCACTTTTCAGATAGCTTGTAAAGGCATCCAAAAGTGTAGCATAGAACTTGAATTTAGGCTGCTTTGTCTGCATAAGTCTTTGTCTCTTTATCGAATACCAGCCCGAGAGCTTTTACTTTTACTGAAAACAGATTTCTGGCCATATTCAAGGAACTGCCTACATGCTCAAACTCATTAATTCTTGACGCAAACTCATTTGCAGAACTGGCATCAGTAATAAGTTCGATGTTCTCTTTGATTTCAGCTATGACCTTATCATACCTTGCAGCTTCTTCTTTCTTTACCTGCAACATGCTCAGGTAGGGCATAATTACCTTTGCAGTGATAAATTCGTTCTTGGCAGTGGGATTTCCATTCTTGTCAAGAATTGTAGGCACCTGCATCAGTCCCGGCAAATTGCAGGTGTTTTTCCCGTCATTTCTTGATGTGGGGTCAAATGTGATTGTACGCTTCTGCACACCGTTCTCATTGCGCATTTCCAGATACCCCAGCAAATCAAGTTCCGTAACAATAGAGTTGTACGATTTTTCTCTTAAAGCAGGTATGAACACGGTGTCGTCACCTTCTTTCCGAGTGTCACGGTGGGCCACAAACACTACGTTCTTGTTCAGTGATGAAAGGGTTCGTGTCATCCATGAGAACTCAGCGTTGATACCTCCCCAGTCCTTGATTTGTGGCTGTCGTGTACCGCATTTGTAAGAAATGATGAAATCCATCATCTTTCCGATGGTGTCTACAACTATTGTCTGATAGGCCGAAAGGTCTTCCTGCAACACCTGTTGTACATCCTGCCATGAACTTACCTGTACGATGTCTATACCGTCCAGATGTGCCATATTTACACGTTTCACACCATTGTCAAAGTCGAGCAGCAGCGGTTTCGGTGCGCTCAATGCTACTGTTGTCTTACCCATACCTGCCTGACCGTAAATCATCATCTTAACGGTGGAAGGAATTACTAATTCATTGGATTTCTTAATCAAACTCATAACGCAATAGTTTTAAAGTAATATATTAATACATCAATTTTGCATGTTTTATCACGTCCCAGGCATTACAAGCCCATCTGCTGTGTGGTACGCCTTCTTTGGTCTTGTATCTTATCCTTCCGGATTCGCACAATTCTTTCAACCTTTTGAGGCCGCCTACTATCGAAGCTGCTTCGTATTTCCCGAAGGACTTGTTGTTTAAGACGATTTTCAATACATCTTCGTTTATCATAAGCATTTTATTTTAAGCAGATAATTGCCGAGAAACCCGGATACTCTGTTGCTGATACCCGGTATTTCACGTCCATTTTGTTTTTAAGAGTCCCGATCAAGCGGAGGTCACGATTGCGGCGTGATGCTTCCAGCTTTATTCCGGTATGCCGTTTCTTGTCATAGGGAACCTTGTAGATGTCCCCTTTCTTCATTTCGTCAAAAAGACGTACTGTCTGGTAGTTTTCGTCTACTGTAATTTCTCTAACCATAGTTTAAGTATTTGATTGTTTGCTGGCAGAACGGGACTTGAACCCGTGACTTCCATGCTAACCCTTACATGGTGTTCTACCGCCTGAACTATCTGCCAATAAAAATGCCGGACTTTCATAGCCCGGCATCTACCCATTTTCTATAACCCATAAAAACTAATCGACTAGTGCAACCAGCGATTTGACCATGTTCTTGAAGTTGTCAAACTTCGATTCAATCTTTTTCTCTTCTTCCATGTAATACAGCATTGATTTTCTGTATTCTTCGGATTCGCGTTGCAGATTCTGTGTGTATGCCACGAGTTCATCATGCGTCATACCCTGTAATTCCTCATTTGTTTTCATGTCTATTCTTTTTAATGTTATTGATTTCCGTATCTATCTCCTTGTCGAACAGCTCCCGTCTGTCCAGTTCCCTTGAGCGTGCCGCCAGAATGGCACTGATGTCCGCAAATTCATCACAGATGCTTTTTATTGTTTCTTGCAGCTCGTTCATTGTCCAGTCTGTTTGCGATTGAAAAACCAGTGATTATAAACCCGACGAATCCTATCCAGTACATAGCAGACAGGTCTTGATTGAAGTGCATTACCAGAACGGACAATGCACAGAGAAAAAGTAGTATTTTCATAACCGTGTGTATTAAATATCGTTCCCGTGGGCGTTCCGGTGGTTGCCTTACTGCTTATCAAAGGTCTGGTAAGCCACGGGTATATATAGTTCATGCTGGTGTCTAATCAGTGAAGATTGTCTTTGTAGCCGGCCTACGGCCACCTGCAATCGTATAAGTGTCTTTTTGTTATCTGTGTGATTCGTATGCTGCGTTTGCTTAGTGCAGCCCTTTACTCATACTCTTTTCACACAGCCGTTATCGCTACTCAGTCGTCCGTTTCACGTCAGGCTTAACGGTAAGCCTAAAATTTCCATCATGTCAAAGAACCAATCAAGTAGAACCCTGCCCGATTCTCGCTATCGGTTGCCGTTCAGTCCGTCAGCAGGGTAGGTGAGTTACCAGTGTGTCACTGCCATGCCTTGTGATAATTGAAGGTTGATGTAGTCCATGCCATCATCTTCAGGCAGGTTGTATTCTTCAAGAAGGGCTTCGTATTTGTCCACCTCTTCAGTAAGTGCTTTGATGTATTCTTGCTTGCTGTCAGCGTTGAAAGCCCTGCATAAAGTCTCTTCATCTGCGTTGTAGGCGAAGTTCAGGTCTTTGTGCAGCCCGTCAAGTTCTTCTTCGATTTCGTGGCGTGTCATAGTCATGCGATATTTAAAAGGTTAGCTTTCTTGAAGCATCTGTATTCTTGTCTCTCTGTATCGAAGTACACCTGAACAGTGTCATTTTTCTTTCTGCTTTCACCTGATGTGGCTGGTATCAGATTTTCTTTCAGCGTGCCGTAGGCTTCACGAACAGAACCATCTACCTTTTTGAAGTAGAACTTTACGATTCTTTGCTTCATTGCAGCTTTCAGCTTCATGTTTGCCCAGGCGCATTTCATCGCTTCACTCATTGTAAATCCATTACGTTTTACAAAAGTCCACGCCATCAGCATGACTTCTTTTAATTGGTTCTTGATTTTTGTACTCATAATCGTGTGGGGTTAGTTGTTTTTTACTATATTTGTTTCGTATCAAAGTTTCGATATGCAAATATACTTTATAATCCTAAAGTATCAAATAAATAGCTTTAGAATTATAAAGTACATAACATTATTTAACCATCAAGTTTCTTAATACATTATTATATGAAGAAAGATAATTGGGCGTTAGGATTAGGCATAGCCTCAATAGCAATAAGCGTTACAACCTTATGGCTTTGCAAAATGGATATAAAGCCTTATAGTAGCGATGGAGCAAGTTTATCTATAGCAGTATTAACTTTGGTTGTCACAATTTATATGGCAATCCAGATTTACAATGCTTTTATATTGAAAAAGGAAATCAAAAAATCAATCAGAAAAGATATTGAGGAAAATTCGAATAATGTTCTATACCACAGCATGTACCTCACATTCTTTTTTCAGGGAGTAAACGAGCAGAGAAAGACTCATAGCGAAGCTGCGTTATATTATCTATTTAAGAGTATGGAGTGCTTAACAAAAACAAATATTGACAAGGACAAAATGGATGAAATTATAATGAAAATCAAGATTATACACAAAGACTATCCTGTGAAATTGTCTAAAGACGATGTATTTGAATACAAAAGAATTATACTACTTACTGATATAAAAGAGAAAAAGGAGGTTATGAGCATACTTGACGATATGGAAACCAAGGTTTAATCTACTCCGTGATGCCTTCGCAGCCACTGTACAAAAGGATGATGGCTTGTGAGTGTATCCGAATAATCGAAACCGTCTTCATCGTATGGTATAGACAGTAGAATAATTCCCAATGCAATGAGCATAATCATAGTGAATATAAAAAGCACAAAAAAGATGTTTACCCAGACCTCTGAAGCTATCAATAAACCGATAAATGAGATTAAATCAGCTATACATAATATAATGTGGAATGTTTTCATATCGTTTTTTATTTAGAATATCATTTCAACCTTATTCAACAAGAGAATGAAGGCTCTACAATAGCTTATCAAAACACCCACAATAGGTACGAGCTATCATGGGTGCATATATTAAACCTCCTCGGAGGAATGTTTAACCAATTGTTCCGTAACATCTCGTACTTGTTACACTACAAAGATACTTTATAATTTTAAAGTATCAAATGTAAGCTTTAAAATTATGGGAATTATTGAAAGATTTTTTGAGAGTATTGAGAAGGCAGGAATTTCTTCATACGAAATTGAAAAGAAATACGGAGTTAAATCTGCTCAATCTAAACTTTCACAATTAAAGGAAGGAAAGACTAAAGGTGGAAAAGAAAAAACTCTTCCATCTGATTTATTATCTGCTGTGTGTTCTGCAAGGGAGGATATTAATCCAGATTATATTTTAACTGGTCGCGGAACTCCATTGCGTCAACAACCTGAAGTTACACAAATATTTCACCCTAAAAGCCTAGAAAAAACAGAGGAAGACGGATTGATAACCCTTTATGATGTTGAAGCTGCTGCAAACTTGAAATCCCTCTTCGATAACAAAGACCAGAATATCCTTGGACAAATCAATATTCCAAATATCCCTAAATGCGATGGAGCTGTTTATGTCAAAGGGGATTCCATGTATCCATTACTTAAATCTGGTGACATCGTAGCATATAAGGAGGTACCTTTAGAAATGAGTCATATTTTCTTTGGAGAAATGTACCTTGTGTCAATAGATCTAGATGGAGATGAATACTTAACTGTAAAATACGTCCAGCATTCAGAAAAAGGTGAAGACTGGATAAAACTGGTAAGTTACAATCAAAACCATCAGCCAAAAGATTTTCCGTTATCTTCTGTGAGAGCTATGGCTTTGGTAAAATTGAGTATTAGAATGAACACAATGAAATAACGAGATTAAATTACATAAACTAATCCAATAATGTTATGAAGAAAACATTTTTACCTTTATTTGCTTTAACCATTTGTCTTGCTTCGTGCTCAAAAGAAGATGGTAATTTAACAACGGAACAAATCAAGCCATTACCACAATTAGATAATATAAGTCTAAATTACCATAATTCAGACCAAGAAATAGAGCTGACAAGGGATATTGAAAAAGAAGGAGCAATATTAACAGTTAAAGATGATTCCTATTGGATTTCAAAATTAAAATTAAACGGAAACAAAATTACATTTACAGCTTTAGAAAATCAAGATATAGAAGTAGGACACAGGTTTGATACGATTCTTATATCTATTAACGATGTAAGAATTGGAAGTATATGTGTTTCACAAGCAAGAAAGCCAATAAGCCCAGAACGTCTTCAGTGGGCAGTGTCTAATGCAATGTATAGACATAAAGCGTTATGCGAGTCTGGATTGTCTGGGAAAGAAATAACCCAAGCAATATACGACCTCGAAAAAACAACAAATGGGCAGGATTCTTATAAGAATTATCCTGCTTTCGCACATTGTATCGAAATGAATCACGACCCGGAGAATAACATGGAATGGCATCTGCCGTCATTAGATGAAATGAGAGCCTACGCACAAGGGCAATCATATATAAACACACCTTTGGGGAAGCACAACTATTGGTGGAGTGCAACAGAAAATAGCCTAAACGGAAACGCTTATAATCTTTACTCGGAAAGTACTGCATCAAGAGGTGCCGTAGATAAAGGAGGAGACTGGTGGGTTATGGCATTCAGAAATGGGAAAATGGAGGAATAGCCATGAATAAGACGCTACTATTTGCACTATTCTTATCACTTACAAGCTGCGGAGGAAACAGGCCATCCCAGGAACAGAAGGATAAAGCCGACAGATACGTTCAGTGTCTTGTGGATGCCGATATAGGAATCTACAAAGGCGAACTGACCGACGCGAACTTTCTCATCCTTGCCGTAGACGCTTATTCTGGAGCAAACTTTGATGCTTATGCACGTACATATCTGGAAGAAGCACAAGGTAAAGGGCTGGAGATAAAAGGAGTCTATATTGTAGACATCAAGAACTGCCAGTTCGGCGATGGCTGGGTATCCGGTGACAGGATAGGGAAGGCATTCAAGTAGAAAAAATGTTCTAATGAGTATCCTTATTCAGCTTAAATTAAATTATAAATAACTGATACACAGTGATTTTATATAATTCTTAGATAATCATTCGTAATGAGTAAGTCGCGGGTTCGAGTCCCGCTTTCGGCTCCGACTTAAAACCGCTTATTCCATGGTGAATTAAGCGGTTTTTCTGTTTTCTATACTCATATTAAACACCCAGTACTATATTGGCGTCAATATTCAATTTCTGGCTGATTTCGCGGGCTACTTTCAAGGTCGGTTCACATTTACCGGAAATATAATCACTCAAGCGTGAAGGACTGACTCCGATTAATTTTGCTAAAGATTTCTGATTAAGTCCCATCTCATACATACGAAGTTTGAGGACATCAACCAGCGTTGGTTCTCCCAGTGCGAAATGCTCCTCAGAATAATCTGCAACGAGATTAGAAAGTAATTCTAACTCTATACTGTGAGGATTATCCAGAGGGGTTTCATCTGTAACCAGTGGAAGTAATTCCTCAACTCTTTTTACTGCCCAATCGTATTGAGCTTTTGTTTCTATCTTTGTCATGGCTCTTGGTTGATCGGTAATTGCCGATTCTGTTTAA